AGCCGGGCGCGGTTTGGCGCACGACGCGGCTCGCCTGATCGAGCGGGTTGCGCAGAATCGCGACGGTTACGGGCTCGGGCTCGGGCGCCTGGTCGGCGGCGTCGGGCTTGCGCCTGGTCATGCCGCCGCCTCGCCGAGCAAGGCGCGCGCGTCGGGCTGATAGCGGCCGAATTCATGGGCGCCGTTGACAAGCGCGAACGCCGCCAAGGGTTGCCAGATCACGCCCGCGCCCTCGGCCGCGTGCAAGACGCCGCCGCGCCAGAAAATCCCGACGTGCGCGGGGCGGCCGGCGGGCATCGCCAGCACGATGCAACCGGGCTCGGGCTCGGCGAGCGCTTGCCAGTGACTTTCGCGCTCGGCGGCAAAGGTGTTGAGCAGCCAACCGCGATTGCGCGCGCCCTTGATCCAATCGGGCAATTCGACCCCCAGGCAACCGGCGTGGAAGCGCCACACGAGCCCCCAACAATCGACCCCCGCCGTCGTGCGCCCATCCCAGGCGAACGGCGTGCCAATCCAGGCGTTGCAAAATTCGTCGCCGGTCATGGCGCGCGGTTCCCTCATCGATCGAGGCCCGGGAATCGCACGGTGTCATAGAGCACGCTGGGAAACGGGCGATTTAGGACGTCGGTGCGGCTCGCCGTCGCTTCGACGCGGCTCGCGTTGGCGGAAATGTCGGAAATCGACAGCGCAATCGGATCGGCGCCCGGCGCCGACAGGTCGCGGCTCGCAAAGGTGCGATAAACGACGCTTATGCGCTGCGTCGGGTCGCCGGCCGCGCGTTCGAGCTCGTCGATTATCTCGCGGTCGACGTTGTCGATGACAAGCGCGAGGTCTTGTTGCCCGCCCGAATTGGCGCCGGGCAGCTTGGCCGAGAACGGCAGGGTTTCGAAGGCGATGGCTTGCCCGGTTTCGAGCGTCGCCGTGAACGGCAAGGCGGCGTTCGTCAGGAAATGCGTTTGCGCGAACAGCGGGTGGCGCAATTCGAGCGTTTCCAAGATCACTTCGCCGTCGGGCGCGCTCGCATAGAGCCGTTGCAATTCGAGGCTGATCGTCATGAAAACGCCCCCGCATAGCGCCCGACGCGATAGGTGCCTTCTAGCGCCGCCGAAACCGGGTTGCCGCCGCGCCGGATATCATCGGCGAGCTGGCGCCGCATGATGTCGATTTGCACGCCCTGCGGGGTTTGTGTCACGCCGACGTCGGCGCCCGCGTAATTGTTGACGACAACGTGCGGCGCAACCGCGCCGACGCCCATGTTGCCCGAGCTATCGCGGCGCAAGGGTGCGATCATTTCGGGGCCCGCCTCGCCGGCTATGCCGATGCCGCCGCCCGAAGCGAACATCGTCGGCCCGCCGATCACGCCGCCGGCCGCGAAACCGGGAAGCTTGACGGTCGCGGCGGCGTCGCCAAGCGAGCCATAATTGACTTGGCTCGGCCCCGTTGGAAACAGGCCCGACAGCAATTGCGTGGCGAATTTTTCGAGCGCGAGCTTGGCCAGTTGCGAAATGATCGTTGCGACCATCCGGCGCACGGCCGTTCCCAGGCTTTCGGTGTGCTCGATAATCGATTGCGTCGCCTCGGCGGCCGCGTCGGCGACAAAACCCCAGGTGTCTTTTAGCTTTTGCAGCGCGTCGGCGTGTTGCTGAATCGCAAGCTGATTGGCTTTGTAGGCGTCGGAATTTTCGTAAAGCTTTTGCGTCTGGTCGTCATAGCGCTGATTCAAATTTTTCATTTCGAGCGCGAAGGCGGCGTCGGTCAGATTGCTATTTTTTTTCAGCTCCACCAATTTGGCCGAATCCGCCAAGTATTGCCGCAGCGGGTCGGCGGCGTTGTTCAAGGTGTCGGCCGCTTTGTTCCAAGCGTCGATTTGGTTGATCGTGACCTTAACCGAATCCTCGGTCGCGGCTTCGTAAAGCTTCAACGCCTCGGTCAGCTCGCGCAAAAAATCGCGGTAAGTGTTGTCGACCGGGGTTTTGACCGCCTTCGCCTTTGGCGTTTTGCCGAGCTTGGTCAAATCGACATCGCCCTCGCCCGTGCCGCCCGTGCCCAATCCCTCGGCGGCCGCGCCTTTCGCCTTGGCGTAGGCCGCGACGACGCGGTTCGATGCCGCCGTCGCGACGTCGGCGGTCGCGTTGAACCGTGACGACGCGGCCTCGGCGTAACTGGACGCCGCCTGAAAGTAGCTTTCGGCGACTTCGGGTTGAAAGCGCAGGCTCGCGGCAAAGCCCTTTTCGGCGTCGTTCACGGCGCGAATGATGTCATTGAGCGAGGCGCGCAGGTTTTCGAGCGCGGCGACGGCGCCGGCCGCATATTTGGCGATGTCGATCAGATTATCGCCGATCGCTTCGCCGACCTTGTGAAAGTCGGTGCCGGCCTTGGCGCTATCGATCAGGCTCGCCGCGATCGCCGTTAAAGCGGGCGCCATGCCGGCGACGATCTTTTCGGTAATGCCAGTGATCGCGGCGCCGAGCAGCTTCATTTCGTCGGCGAAATCCTTGGCCGCTTTGATGTCCTGATCGGTGAGCTTGATTCCCAATTCTTCGAATTGCTTGGAAATTTCCGCGAGCAGCGGCCCGGCTTCGTTAAGCATGGGAATCAGCTCGGCGCCCGCGCGGCCAAATTCCTGCACGGCGAGCGCGGTCTTTTTCGCGCCGTCGGGCATCTTTTCGAATTGCTCGGATAGCTTGGCGAAAGCGTCCGAAACCGACGTGCCGGCTTCAATCCCCAGGTCGCGCAGATATTTGGTCGCCGGGGTCGCTTTGCCCGAAAGGTCGGCCATGTTCTTGGACAAGATCACGAGCGCTTTGTTCAAGCTTTCGGCATTGGTGCCCGTAAGGTTCGCGGCGATGTTCAGTTGCTGCAAATCCTTGGCCGAGATTCCGACCTTTTGCGCGGACAGCGCCAGTTGCTCCATAGCTTCGACCGCGCCCTTGACGCGTTCGACCAGCGCCTCGGCGCCAAAGCCGGCGAGCAATTCCTTGCCCAAATCCTTGAACGTCTCGCCGATCTTTTCGCCCATCGCTTCGAGCGATTTGAGCGACGAAGCGCTTTCCTCGGCCGCGCCGCGCATTTTTTGCAGCTCGGCCGTCATGCGCTGCACTTCGGTATCGCCGACGGCTTTGAGCACCAATTCGACGATGCGGCGTTCGTTGGCGCTAGGCATCGGGGCAGTTCCTAGGCAGCGGGCGCGGCGGTAACGCGGCGCGCGAGCCAAGCGGCGTCAAGCGAAAAGATCGCGTCGCAAGTCCAATCGGGCAGGCGATAGCGGTCGACATAGGCCCAAATCGCGGTCGCCGGGATCGGGCCGACGCCGCCCATGCCAAAGGCGCGGCACGTCGACAGTTCGAAAAACATTTGCGCGAGCCAATCGGCGCCGAACGTCGCGGGTCGGCGGTGTTCGTCGCGAAGGCGGCCCGAGCGCGCAAGGAAATCATAGGACTTTTCTCGCCCGGTCCAGTCAGCTTGCCAGCCGAGAAGGCTTTCGATTTTTTTTTGTCGTCGCCGCCGCCTCGTCGTCCTCGGCTTCGGCTAGCTCGGTCGCCAATTCGAACAAGGCATCGAGCGCCGGGCGATAGTCGCCCGCGAGAATTTCCTTGGTCATGCCCGGCGGCATTTCGAGCACACAATGGTCCAGAAAGGCCGATTGCCGGGCTTCCTGCCAAGCGAAAAAATCGACGCGCGACAGGTCGGGCTTGAAATCGTCGCCGAAGGTCATCGCGACCGCGCGTTGCTGCGCGGTCTGAAATTCGCGGTTGTAGCGGCTCGGCAGGCGAACCCGGAATTTCTCGCCCGGCGCCTCGGGCAATTCCAGTTCGACGCCCTCGCGCACGGAAGCGGGCAAGCGGTAATGATCGAGGCCCATCGGGGGGTTTCCTTTCACCAGTAATAGACGCGCAGCGCCGACGCGCCGCGCTTTTACCAATAATAGACGCGCAGCGCCGAAGCGCCGCTTGGGCCGACTTTGCCCGTGCCCGAAGCGGTAATCATCACGGGCACGTTTTGCCCGGTCACGGCGGGATCGGGGAACGCGAGCTGGGCGGCGGTCAGTTCGAAGGCATAGCCGCCGGCATCGTTGGAAACCGCGAACAGCATGCCGACCGCGTCGGCGGCCAATTTGCCCGGCATGAACGCGTCGTATGCGGCATCGGCGAGGTAGATCGTCGCCTCTAGCGTGATATGCGCGGTGCCGGGATTGTAGCGCGTCGGCGCGGCGCGCCCCAGGCAGTTTTGCGGGGTGTTGCCATTGTCGAGCGTGATTTTCAGGCTTTCGATGCAATAGGACGTCGGCGCCCCGTCGACCGTGACAAGGCCCATATCGACCGACGCGTTCAGCACGTTGGCCGTGCCCGCGTCGGCGACGGTGCCGCCGGCCGCTTCGATTTGTTGCCCGAGGCTCGGCGCCTCTTGAACGTAGCCGTTGGCAAGCAAGTTATAGGTGCAGGTGACGATTTGGCCGTAAGTCAGGCCGATGACAAAGCCGTTGCAAATCGCGCCCGCATAGCGCTGCGAATGCGCGTCACTCGTCGCCGCGTGCAAGACGTCGGTGTAGGCTTTCGACAGCGTCGCCGACAATGTGTCGACGCCGATTTCGACAAATTCGGGGCGCATCGCGGTTGCCGGCGCGATTAGCGCGGCGTCGGTCACGGCGTTCCCGCGTGAGCTGATTTGCGCGGACAAGCCGTCGCTGGCGATGCTGATAATCTGCGCGGCGCCGTTGCTCGCGGCATCGGCGAGGCCGTCAAGCCAGAGCATATCGCCGACGGCAAAGTCGGCGTTCATATCGCCAGCGGGAATTGTCAGGGTCGCGAGCTGGGGGTTGGTGACGTCCTTGGTATAGGCGCCGCCGGCAAGATCGAGCGGCACGCTCGCGGGCGACGGCGTCGCGTCCATCATCCCCATTTGCAACAAGCGCTGATAGACGGGATCGGGCGACAGTTCGCCATTGATCGCGCCGCCGACGGTCAGGCCCGTGACAATCTCGCCGCCGCTCATGCGGTCGACGCGGTTTTCCGTGCTGGTCGTCGTCGTCGGCGTGCCCGAGAGGTTTTCGGTCGTAAACCGCACGAGCGCCGCTTGCGCGGTGGCGAGCGGCGGGGTTTGCCCATAGGTCGTTTCGGGCAATAGGACCAATTCGACCGCATTTGCACTTGACATCGCTTTTACTCCCCAGCGCCTAGGCGCAAACGTTTGAGGTATAACCCAAATTTGCCGACCAGCCGTGCCAGCGGCCGTCGAGCTTGATCGCCGCGCCCGCGAAGTCCGAAAAGTTTTCCATAGAATCGATGGTGAAATCGCCGAGCCGTTGGCCGATCAACAGCGCCCATAACTGCCCGCCATAGTCGAGCGCGCGCGCCGAGCTTTCGCCGGCCGGCATCGCAAGGTGCAAGATCGCGATCCCTTGCTCGCGCCAGTCGATCGAGCCCGGGCCGCCGATCGTCGCCGCGTTGATCGGGCCGCCGATGAATTGCACGAGCAAGAGCGCGTCGGCATCGCCCTGCGGAATGTCGGCAAACGCGACGTAATCGGACAAGTCGAAAATCGGCGTTGCCGTCCAGTTGGCGGCGAGGCGCGCGAGCAGCGCGGCGCGAAAGCCGGGCGCGCTCATAGGAACCCCCCAATCATAGGAGCCCTTTCGCGCGCAGATACTTGCGCACGACGCCGCGCTTGCGGCGCAGGCTATAGCCGGGCGTCGATCGCGCGACGCCGGGTTTCACTGTCGAAACCGGGTTGCCGATCGAGAGCACGGGAATTGCGTAGGGGCGCTTTGGCTGCGGCAGGCCGGGCGCGACCATGAAGCCGCCGAATTTGGCGGCGTGCGAATAGCGAAAGCCGATCGAAAGCGACTTGCCGAAGCGTCGGCGCAGCAAGGTATAGGCGCCGTATATCACCGAATTGGGCACCATCACTTCAACCATCGCGGCATAAGGCGCGAGGTCCATCAGCTCGGCATTGCCGCGCAGGCCAATGCGCTGCGCGGTCGGCGGTTCGCTTACCATTTGCCC